ATGGGTTGGCCTGGGGCACCGAAACCGGCGCTTCCGGGGTATAGGCCGGCGCCGGCGCCGTCGGGTACGAAGCTGGGGCCGCCGGCATCGCCTGCGGGGAGACCGCGGTCGGCGCGGCCACGCTGGATGGGATCGAGGGCTGCGGGGTCGCCACTGCCGTCGCCATCGCTGTACTGTCCTGCATAGGTCAGCTCTCGCTTAAGGAATTCAAGGGCTCGGTAGACGTAGGGCGTCAGATCGAGCTTGGGGTCTGCCAGCAGGGGGAGATCCGGAGCCTGCGGGTGGGGGATCTGCCGCATGTTTTGGATCAGCGACAGAAAGGTGCCAATGCTTTGCTGCGTGGCTTGCGCCATCCGGAATGGATAGCCACTGAGCATTGCGCTTCTCTCTTCGTCGGTTTTATCCGGGAAGAGATACCTGAGAGCCTCGATGCTGTTGACACCGAGTTCCTGCAGGTTGCGCACGACAATGCTTGAGTTCAGTATATCTTCTGTGGAATCCTCGAAAACTGGACCCTTCCAGCGCCACTCCACGCGGCGATCGCCATCGGGAATCAAACCGACCACCCCTGGCGGCAATTCGCGGTTCTGCACCGCCTCGCGGATCTTGGCTTCCAGCGTGGCGTCATACTTTCCGCGCGCCTCCTGGAAGGCCTGCACCGCCTGCTCGAATTGCGTCTGGTCGGGGAACTCTTCGCGCATCGGCGCCGGCGGCGGCTCCAGGCCAATCGCACTTGCAAACGAATCACGGAAGATCTGCTCCTCGTGGAACAGAACCAGAGCCAGTAGCTTGCACAGACCGTAGGTCAGCAGGCCCCGGCACTTGCGCGAGGCGGTCGTTGCAGCGCGGCCAAACAGCGACTTGATTTCGTAGGCCGTGGCACCGGTGCTCACCCCCAGCTCATCGACGCCGCCGAGGGCATTGCGCAGTTCCTCGCGGTACTGACGGGCGTAGAGGTTCTGGTCGCCGCTGACCGCATCCGGCGTGATGTACGCCACCCGGTCGGTGGCTTCGATATTGGCGATGATCCGCGGCACCTTCATGCCGCCGCCGCCGCCGCCGCCCAGGGGTGCACTGACCCGCGTCGAGGGGCGATTGGCGGCATAGAAGCCGGCCTGCGAGCTGATCGTCGGCCGGAACTCCTCGCCGTCGCCCGATTCCACCAGGTCCTGCTTGGGGCGGCTGGAGACCAGCGTCGGATTGCCGTAGAAGGTGATATTGGCGCGGATGTTCTTGATCAGATCGTCGTGGGTGACGATGTGATCCGCCAGCCAGTCGAACTCGCCGGTGGCATCCATGCCGGTCGAGCGCATCGTGTTGAAGGCTTCGACCGCCGGGATAAAGCCCAGGCTGTTGCGCAGGGTCCGCGTGCTGTTCGGCGCGTAGTTCAGGCTCTGGATGCCGACCTCGAAGCTCGGCTTCTCGCTGGTGATCGATTCCTTGATCACATCGCGCCGCACCTGCAGCTTGACGTAGCGGATCGAGCCACCATCGGTCGGCATCGCCCCCACGGCCCCCAGCCCGTCGCGCACCGTGAAGCTGTAGATCAGCTCCACTTCCTCCAGCTCGCCGGCGGGATCGTAGTAGGCGCGGTAGTTCTCCTTGCTGAACCACATCAGCCGGTAGCTATCGCGCACCGGCCGGAAATACCACAGCCCCTTGCCGTCCAACAGGAAGTCATCAATGATGCCCTCCAGCCGCGCGTCGATCTCGTTCTCCTCGATCAGGGACGCCAGGAACGACTTGCGGAAGCCGAACGTGTCCTGCGAGGGGTAGAACTCCAACCCCTGGCGCAGCATGAACATCCGCATCTGTGTCAGATGCGAGTTCACGATCATCGTGTCCGTACCGCCACTGCCATCCCGCTTGCGGGCGGCCTCGAGGATGCGGCGGAACCGCTCAGTCTTGGGCTGGCTCATAGGCCTATGTTAGTTCCACTCCACCTGGGCAGCTCCGCGTTTCATCAGCCCCTGCACCACAATGTTGAGGCTGTCAGCACAGTCGTCATGGGGGCTGTGACCGAAGTTGGTGATCTCGCTGATCATGCAGCTGAAATCACGATATTTGTTGAAGATGATCTTCTTGGCCTGGAACAGACCCAGGATTCCCCGCAGTCGGGCCAGCTTGTCGCCGCGGAACCCCTTCACCGGCGAGACATTCAGGTTATACAGCCCCCACTCGTTGAACAGCACCCGCTTGAGGTCCCCCTCGAAGCTCTTCTGGTAGGCCACCACCTCCGGCCAGATCACCACCGGCGAGTTGGTCGGGAAATACTGGCCCTGCTCATTGGTGGCCAGCAGGTTCCATTCCAGCAGCAGCTCGCATAGGGCTTCCACCTTCTCGATGTTGCCCATCGAGCGCATGCGGCGGTAGTCGATCACGTAGCACTTGTCATCGACCCGACCCGCCAAGGTGAACACGGTCCAGTCGTTGCGCTCGCTCATGCCCGCAGACAGGTCAATACCCACGCCCACCATGTCGTAGACGTCCGGGACCTCGCCGCGCACGAACAGCTCCGGGCTCACCCCTAGCTCGGAGGAGCGCACCGGCTGGTTGAGGTACTGATAGGAGAAGGCAATGCGATCGTCTTGCTGCAGTTTCAGCAGATACTTACTGGACCACATCTCCGGCCAGTAGGACTTCGGCTTGCCATCGTCGTCGTACTTGAGCGCCGACTGGGTGATCACCTTCCAGCCCTTCTGCTCGGTGAAGATCGTGGCGAACAGATCGTCAAAGTGGAAGCGCGTCCCCAGGGCGATGGCGCGCGCCCCCTGGAACATCGTCGGCACAATCACGTTGGTCCAGTTGGCCTCCATCTCCCGGCGGATGTCGGGGTTGGCGATCGATGCCGCACTCTTGATCGCGTCATCGACCACAATCAGCGAACTCCGCTTGGAGGTGATCGTGCCCTTCAGACCCGCGCAGGCAATCGTGAAGGCGTCCTCACCGCGGACGTCCACCTCGGCATGGTCCCAGTCGATGCTCCACAGCTCATCCGAGGTGCGCACCTTCGAGAGCTTCACGCTCGGGAACACCTCCTGGTACTCCTTCGAGCAGATCAGGTTCTTGATGGCCGCACTCTTGTTGCGCGCGACATCGACGTTGTACGAGACGTACAGGATTCGCAGCAGCTTCTTGGCCATTGCGTGACGACCGATCAGCCAGCCCAGCAGCATGCCCAGCACCGTTGACTTGGCACTGCCGCGCGGACTCAGTAGACAGGTGTTGGGCCCAGCGATGTCCAGCAGGTGCTCATTGCTCTGGCCGGTCAGGAAGATCTTGTGCCACTCCCGCATATGACGAGCGGGAGGCTTACCCATCAGCTCGCAGAAATATCCGAAATTATCCCTCGCCTTTAATACATGCGGAGATTCCACAATGATCTTCGGTGGTTTGGTGATCCCTTGCGCCGCCAGCTGTGCACTACGCCGGCGTGCCAGGGCAATCGAAGCGCCTGCCATGCGCTCAATCTACCCGTTTTGCCCTAGTGACGCCCTAGCGCTCTGATTCCAGCTGCGCCCAGACCGACTCGAACGCCTTGTCCAAAGCTGGCATCACCTCCTCGTTGTCCTTGAAGGTACTGCGCATCGCCCGCATCGCCATGTCCGCCCCGGCCAGCACCAGGCCCCGGCGATCGGTGGTGCGGTTCATCCGCTCGATCTCGCCGACATGCCCGCGCAGCTCCTTGGAGAGGTGGGCGATCCGACTCGCCGCGGCATCCGCTTTGATCAAATCAGCCTGAACTTGCTGGCGCAGGTAGTCGATGTCGGCCTCGAGCTTGCAGATCTCCGCCAGCAGCAGCTCGCGCCGGTTCAGTTTGGGGTAGTGCTTGGTGACCCACTTCTCCAGCGCCGTGAAGCTGTCCCGATAGCCCAGCACACCCGCGTACAGCCAGATCTCGTAGATCGAGTAGGTGTGATCGACGTAGTTGAGGAAGCCCTCGCGCTGATCGCTATCCAGTGCCGCCAGGAACTGGGGGACCGGACCATCCATCGCGACTGCCATCAGCCGTAGAACCGAGCGCCTTGGCTGCGGACCGCCCCGCGGGCATCGGCGCGCAGTCGCAGGGTCTGGTTGCCCGTCTCCTGCAGGTTGAGGCGCTCCTGCTCGCCCTGGGTCTGCGTCAACAGCCGCGACTGCTGGCCCTGGGTTTCGACCGTCTTGCGCTGCTCGTCACCCTGCTTGCCGTAGAGGTCACTGGTGATCGCCCCCTCGGCGCCCATCAGTTTGAGAGTGTTGCCGGTCTTGAGATCCTCGATCCCCTTTTGATAGGTCCCCAGTGAACCCAGGAAGGCATCGTTGTACGCAATCGCCAGTCCAGTATTGGCCGCGGTTCCGTACACATCACCGATCTTGCCGCCAACGATTCCTTGTACGGTTTCGTTGTCTTTGAATTTATTGCCGTAGTCAATCAGGCCCTGAATGCCCATGTTGACGTACTGGCCAGGCATCGACGCAAAGCTGTAACTCTGACCGCCGCCGGGAGTCGTATTACTGACCCGCTGTTCCAGCGTTGGGGCCTCCTGCGACGGTGCGTATCCCGTCTGCGGGCTCCGGGCATAGGCCTTGACCTCCTGCCGGCCCGCCTTGGTCTGAGCAGCCTTCTTGACTGTCGTACCCAAAGCCCTCGCGGCCTGCTGGTAAGACTCGTTGTTCCTGAATTTCGCGAAGGAAGACATGACGAGATCAGGCGAAGAAGGAGGCGGCTGTCATTGCCAGATTCCCCAGCAGGTTCAGCGTATTGGCGTTCTTGTATTGATCCAGCATCTTGGCCTGCAGCTCGCGATTCTTATCATCCTGCGTGCCGGCAAACTGCAGCACCTGCGCCATGCGCTCCATGTCGCTGCCGCCGGCCAGGGCCGTCTCATGGCGCATCACCGAGTTGAGCCGCTCTTGCTGCTCGCTGGCCCGGGCTGCTTCCGCGCTGGACTTCGCACCGACAACCTGCGTGATGGCGTTCGTGTTCTGCCCAATCATCGTGCCGCGCGCCGCCAGCTCCGATGGCGCACCCAGTGTTTTCAGGCGCGCCTGAGTCTGACGTTGCTGCAGATCGAGGTTGTTCAGACCCGTCTGGCGGAGATCGTTGCGCGTTATCGCCAGATCGCGTTCGGTGGTTGGCTTCGCCTCCAGGGATTTCCTATACAGCTGCCAGGCCTGCTCGTCCACACTGCCAGGCACGGGCGTGCCTTTGATCGCCCCCAGCACACGCTGGCTAAGCGCTTCACCCAGTGAGCTCAAGAAATTACCGCCGGATTGAGCTGTCACGACGCCCGCAATAACCTGCGCCTATGCTAAGCAATCAGCCAAGGCCTTGCCCTGACTGCCGATTCGCAGCCGCCGCATAACCACGACTGCTCACTGCGCGCTCCGTGCGGCGGCCGCTTTGATAGCCCAGGAATTGATCCATCCGCTGATACAACGCCAGGGGATCTGTTGCCTGAATCGCCGGTAACGTCAGTCCAGCACCGCCCGCCAGTAGCTGCCCCGCCATGCGACCAACCCCGGCCCGGCGATTCGCCCGGCGGGTGAGCTCATTCTCACGGCTGGTGGCATCCAGTACACGTTGCTGACGCTCCGTCGCACCAAGCTCGGTCAGCCCCTGCTGTGCCATGGCCAGGCCAATCGAGGCGTTCTCCAGATTGGCGCGCGTCAGGGCCTCCGTCATCGACGTGTCCTTGACATTGCCGTACCCAGGAACCCCCAGGAAGGGCTGAAAACTGGCGAGGTAGGTATCGGCGACGCCCATGATCAGCCCAGGCCTCCGAGAACCGCTTGCGTGGTAGCGAGTTGCTGCTGGGCTCCTGCCTGCTGCTGCATCAAGAACGCCTGTGCCATGTTCTGCCGCAGCTGCGCATCGTTCTGCAGGGCGCTCAGCGCCTTGGCGCGCGCTACCTCGTTCTGCAGGGCCACCTTGGCGGCCGTGTCCTGAATCGGCAGCAGGGTCTTCATGCGCTGCGCCTCGAGGGCCATCCCCAGTTCAGCCTGCTTGCGGGCGCTGCGCAGGGCCTTGTCTTCGGGGCTGCCCTCCAGGACGTCGGCGACAAAGCTGAGCAGCCCCTTGCCGGCTTCTCCGCCCAGGGCGCCACCGATTGCACCGCCCGCCAGCGCGCCGACCGGGCCAAAAGGAATCCCGCCCAGGATCGCTCCCAGGGTGCCGCCGCCGATCGAGCCCGTGGCCACACCGCCTGCCTGTGCCAGATTCTTGCCGGCCGATTCCGTCGGATCGTTTAGTTCGTTAGCCGCCGCCAGCAGCGACAGGATTGAGCCCACCCCGGCAGCGCCACCGACGACGCGGCCCATGCGCATCTTGCCGAGATCGTCCATCAGGCCCATCGCCTGCAGCGGTTTCTGCGCCGCCTTGCGCACCGTCTGCCGCCAGGGCAGGACTGTCGCCGCCGCATCGGCTGCATTGGAGCCGTCACCGGAATCGTGATCGACAACCTGAGCACGCTCGTCTGGAACGGTGTACATCCTCGCGACGCCGCACGTTTACTGACTCGATTCTAGGAGCTGCTGTGTAGAGCGCTCCAGTCGCGCCAGTTGCACATAGCGGCTCAGGACTTCCAGGTTGATCATCAACACTCCGTTCTCTTCAACCACCGCATCAGGGAAGATCTGCTGCACCTGTTGCGCTGAAAAGCCGCCACGCAATGCACCACTTGGATCCAGTTGCTCGCGGTAGCGGAATTGAATCGGCGTCAGCTGCCGCACCCGCTCAAGGATGCTCACGGAGGTCCCGGACGGCGTAGGCCAGTTCGCTCAGCAGATCATTCGCCGGCGCGCTCGTCAGCGGAGCGATGTCTTCTTTGACGCGCTCATCACAGAGAGGCAGCAAGCTGAGGACCGATCCCACGGCGGACGCAATTCCGCCGATGGCGCTACCGCGAGAACGGGCCTGCGCTGCCTCCTTTGCAGCATCGGCTTGCATCCGCGCGGCGCTGGCCTCGCCAACGGCATTGATGGCGTCCCCGGCCATGCGACCTTGCGCTGCCGAATTCACGCGAGGAGCGCTACCGATGAGCTCACTGGCATCGCGATCAATGCCACCCAGCATCGGCTGCACTGCGCCATCCCCGCCCGTGTCCGCGCCGCTAGCGCTTCTCAGGTTGACAGGCTGGAAGCTCGGGGTTTCAGTCCCCCAGTCAGACCCCAGCAGCCCCTGCAATTTGTTCCCGGCGAACTTAGCCATCGAGCTCCAGCGTTAATACAGCTTGTACTGAGCGCCCATCAGGGCCCTCTCGCCAGCAGTGGGATTGCTGGTGTTGATCGATGGCGCCGACGGCTGCCCCGCGCCCAGCGTCGGCCGCGCGCCTAGGCCCTTGATGGCCCCGAGGCCCAGGCTCGACAAGCCGCCGATGACCCCATTGAAGATCGAGCTGTTGGCATCCGTGCGCGCCGCTTCCACCTGGGCGTCCGCCAAGTAGTTCGCCGCGCGCATCCGTGCCATCGAGGCCAGACCTTTGTCGGCCATGTTGTATTGCTGCTCGAAATTCGTTGCAGCAGTTGTACTCAGGTCATTGCGACTGCGTACTGCGTCGTAACCATCGACCCCCGTAAAACGTGCCATGCCTGTTACACCGGAGCGGGAATTACGGCCTGTTCGTCCTCGGCTGGCTCGATTTCAGCCCTGCCCTTGAGGGCGCGACGAATCGATTCTAGGGCTTGCCCGGTGACGGCGGCACCTGTCAAGCCAATACTGCTATACGCAAGCGACTGCTTCAACATTTCGCTATCGATCTGATTCTGTAGCTTCTCGCGAGCGCGGATCTCCGCGTCCAGCCCAGCCATAGCTTCTTTGTGCTCAAGGCCGTCACGCCTCAACTCGCCGTACTTCTCCTTCACCTCTGTGCGCGCCGCTGCTGCTTGATCCAGCACCTTGGCGTCACGCAGCCTCGCTCCTGCCTTGCGGATGCCCATGCCAGCGCCGACCGCGGCAGCCACAGCGGGCAGGATCCCGGTTGCCACGGGAATGCTCTTGCCCAGGAAGGTCACTTCGGGGCCTTGAATGCCGTCCAGTGTTGCCTTGATTGGTAGCGAGTTGCCATGCAAGTAGGCCTTGTATTCTTCGTACTCACCCCGCGAAACGTCCGGGCGTTCTTTGACAAATTCGTCATAGGGCAGCAGAGCGCCCGTCCGGCCAAGGAAGTAACGCGATACAGCCTCACCGAGAGGGTCAGCGCTGACAGCCGGGTCCGCTTCGCTCGGTACCGCGGCCTTGTACCCCGCTTGCCTGCCAAAATTGCCCACTCCCATCGACATTCCGATCACGGCTGGCACGGTGGCGGCGAGGCGCATGCCGCGATTGCGAATCAGCGGTCCCTTGGCTGAAGGATCGCGGTACTCCTGGCTCGCCCCATGCACGGCGCTTAAGACCGCCAGGGACGCCAGCGCCTGTGGAGCGTTCAGGAACCACCAGATATTGCGCAGACCGTCCTGAGCAATATCACCGGCCGTGACACCCGCCAGTTGCGCCGCCGCTTCACGCATGGTCCCTGTTGGCTTGTCGAAGCCCTGCATGTCAGGGACCTGACCCACTCGTGTCGTCCCGAGTTGCACGGCGGCGTCCTCACCGCGCAACCGATCCATCTCAATCTGTCGGTACGGTGCATATCCGCCCAGTGGCATGGCCTGGATGCCGCGCTTGGCGTAATCACCGATTGACCGCGGTTTCTGATTGTCCGGCAGCAGCTCAATCAGCGCCTTGCCGGCCTTCGTGTCACCCAGCTTCTGCGGCAGGCGTTGACGGATGTAGTCGAGCAGTGGGGAACTCCCCAGCATGTCGACAACCGGCGAGGGGTCGTCATGCAAGTTCCCATAGGCACGGGGGCTGCTGCGGAACGCCGTGCTGAAGATATTCAGTAGCTCGTCCTTGCTCGGATCCTGTAGCGCGCCCTGTGTCATCACACCAGCCCCGAGAAGCCCCTGAGATCCATCCCGCTACCCTGCAGCGTAGGCAGCAGCACGCCGCCGCCACCTGCCACCATCGAGGTCATCAGGGCCTCCTGCGCATGGCGCTCTTCCTCGGCCTGCTGAGCCTCGTCCTGCTCGCGCCGTGACTGACCCTGCAGCGCCTTCTCGTAAACCGAATTAGCGATCGGCCGCGGAGCCAGCATCGGCAATGGCGCCGCCGCAATGTCCCCAAAGGTCATTGCCTGTGCCAGACGCGCCTCGCGATTCGGTGTGCCTGCGCGGAACAGCATCCGGCCGCCAGCGTTGCCAGCCGCACTGCCCAGGAAGGAGCTACCGGTGCCGATCGCCAAGTCCTCGAGCCCCAGGGCGATGCGATCCTGCAGTGCTGTCCCCTCAGGCGCCATGGCAGCGCCAATCACCGCAAAGCCCGCTTCTGGTCCCAGGCGCAACGCCCATTCGCCAGCGCTCTGCGGAAGGATCTGCTTCAGGAGACCACCGAGCTTGCTTAGTCCAGCTGCGTAGCGCATCACGCCACCTCCTCGCTAGATGGGGCCGGCTCGCCTCCCATGGGCGAGAACGCCCCGGAGGTCCATTGATCAACGAACTTCTTGAGATAACCCTGAGCGTTCTTGTCCTTCTTGTCGTTCGTCATCGCCCCGAACTCTCCGTTCAATCCCAGCTGCCGTTCAACCTCTTCTCCGGCGAAACGCACAGGAGTACCAGCTTCGTAGCCGAACGTGACAGGCTTCTCATGTCGCGACTGTTTATCGGCCAGAGCCTGGCCCAGTGCAACGCTGATGCTTTCCGGATCACGTTGACTTAGCCGGAACGCCACTACCCCGTCACCCAAGATGAGGCCAGTCTAACGACGTTACTTGCTGATCACATTTCGGTAGAAGTTGGCCTTTCGCACCATCTTCCCGGAGTGCTTCTC